ATATTAATGATAATAGTTTACTTACATAACAGAGGTACATAGATGGCTAACTATCTATTAATTGACACTGCTAATATGTTTTTTAGAGCAAGGCACAGTGTTTACAAAAATGCTGACTCATGGGAAAAAGTGGGTTACGCATTACATATTGTATTGTCTAGCATCAATAAAGTACAACGCAAATTTAATCCTGACCATGTAATGTTTGCACTTGAGGGTCGCAGTTGGCGTAAAGACTTCTATGCACCTTATAAAAAGAATCGTAGTGATCTTCGTGCAGCTATGACTGAAAAAGAAAAAGAAGAAGAAACATTATTTTGGGAGACGTTTGATAACTTTAATCAATATCTAGCAGAAGAAACAAATTGCAGTGTAATACGACACAGCGAAGCTGAAGCTGATGATATTATTGCACGTTGGATACACTTACATCCCAGCGATAATCATACTATTGTTAGTAGTGATAAAGACTTTTATCAATTAATTGCACCTAATGTACAACAGTATAATGGTATTACAGATAATCTAATTACACTTGAAGGCATATTTGATGACAAAGGTAAACGTGTAATTGATAAAAAAACAAAAGAAGAAAAACCTGCTCCTGTACCAGAATGGGAGTTATTTGAAAAGTGTATGCGTGGCGACACTAGCGACAATGTGTTTAGTGCTTACCCTGGTGTACGCAAGAAAGGTTCTAAGAACAAAGTTGGTCTATTAGAAGCATATGCTGATAAAGATACAAAAGGTTACAATTGGAACAATTTGATGTTACAACGTTGGGTAGATCATAATGGCGAAGAACATCGTGTTATTGATGATTATAAGCGTAATAAAATGCTAGTTGATTTAACTGCACAACCTGATGATATTAAAGACAAGGTTGACATTGCAATATATCAAAGTGCAAGTGCTAAAGTAACTGAACAAGTAGGCACAAGATTTATAAAATTCTGTGCTAAATTTGAATTAACAAAAATGAGTGAAAACGCAGCCAACACTGCAAAATGGTTGAATGCCTCATATAAAGGAGTATTACATGATAACAGCTAAACAAGTAGTACCTAATGAATTTTGGGTAATACGTGACGAACAGCAAAAAATTGGCAATATTCGACGTAGTCAAACTGAGACCGGCTACAACGTTATGCTTAAAAATAAGACTTTTCATGTACGCAACATTACTGATATTAACAAAGACTTAGGCATTGATTTTGATAATACAATCCCAGTTGTTCCAGATCAAGATCCAAATTTAGTACATGGATATCAAACTGATTGCAATACTGTATACAACGCAGTTTGGAATGTAAAAAGACAAATACCAATGTTTACCAAAGAACCTCGCAGTAGAAGTTGGTATGCCGCTGGGTGGTTTCAAATATACAATCATAGAGGGACACAACTACATTTTTGTCCTAAACTAATAGTATTAGATAGATACAGGCACATAGGACCATTTCACAGCAAAGAAGAACTGTATCAAGATGTTATGCCAATTTTAAGTAAAAAGATGGTTGACAAAACCTAAATAGATGTGTTATAGTTAATAAAAGATTTACAGAGGATACCAATGAAAAAGAACTGGAAAACTGCTAGCACATCGAAACAAGTTGCTCAACGGCTCAGAGATGCTAAACATAGATTTTGGGCTGGTGATAATATTTCTCAATTTATTAAACCCGGTGAAAAACAAGCACTAATTGAAGAAGCAACTATGGCATTTGAAAATGTACTAGATGCACTTGTAATTGATCGTAATACTGATCCTAATAGTATGGGAACTGGTAAACGTCTAGCAAAAATGTATATTAACGAATTAATGTCTGGTCGATATGATCCTATGCCTGCCGCAACAGCATTTCCAAATGACAGTGTAGACCGGTATGAAGGTATGTTAGTAGTACGAAGCGAACTTACAAGTATGTGTTCACATCATCACCAAACAGTAAAAGGTACTGCATACATTGGTATTATTGCAGGTGAGAAGTTAATTGGCCTATCTAAGTATACACGTATTGCTCAATGGTGTGCCAGTAGAGGTACACTGCAAGAAGAACTTGCTAATGATATTGTACGTGAAATACAAAAGGCAACAGGTGCAGAACACTTAGGTGTTTATGTACAAGCAACACATGGTTGCGTTGAAAATAGGGGTGTACAAGCACACAGTAGTCTTACTCAAACAACTGTATTAAAAGGTGCGTTTAAAGATGATGCAGGCACAAAGAAAGAGTTCTTTGACAACATTAAATTACAGCAGGAGTTTGCTTGCTAATGAGTATTTTAACTAATTTTATAGATCGAGTACGTTCAAGTGAAATTGGAGGAGAGAGAACAGTTGTCCTCCGATTACAAGAGGCTAGAGATTTACGTGATGAAATGACTAGGTTACTTGCAAAAATTGAAGCTAATAGTAATGATACTGGATCATCACAAACCATTGAAGTGCAACTACAAGGGGACAGTTTTTAATTGTCAATTAGCTATGAGTAGACCTAAACCTAATATTTTGTTAGAGCAAACTAACAGAGACACATATAAAACACATCAAGTTTTAAGTGCCGAAGGTATCTGGGCTGTGTTTTATAATGGGTCGCCTATAAATTTAAAAAGCATGAACATATTAGTGAGTTATCCTGGACCAAAATACCAAAAAGTAAGTTTTAGTAATCCAGGACATGCACACAACCTAAGCCGTAAACTCAACAAACAATTTAATACTGATGCATTTAATGTTGTATTACTTAACAAAGGCACAGTAGTTGAAAAAGACGATGAGTTACAGTAAGCACGAGCTTAACCAACGTGTAATTGATCAGTTACCACCCAAAGATAGTATAACACTAGAAAAGGCAATAGCAACGTGGTGGAAAAATCCACTCCATTATGGTGGGTTACGATTGACCTATTTAGGTTATAAAGTATTTAAACAGTACTTGGATATTGAAATATATTCATTTGATATTAAAGATCCAAAAATCACAATAACAAATCGTATGTTAGTTGACTTGGATAAATTAGTTACAACTCCGTACTACCTTGATCTAACAACAGGCGAATTTTTCCTATTAGGAGACAGCAAACAACTTATGATGTTGAGCTTATATGGCAATATTTCTGCGTGGGTAAACAGTTTAAAAAGTTAAGTGCTTGAATTATAACAAGTTCTTTTTTAAAAAAAAGGTTGACAAAATTGTTAACATAGTGCATAATACATGTATAAATTAAACGTTGGGGCATATTTTATGAAATTTAGTACTACTTTTGATAACGATTTTTCAAGAATGTTTAACCGAGCAATAACTGCTCCTAATAACACAGACGAACGTGGTATTATCTGGGATTATGTACAAACTGATGTCATTATGGATATGATATCCTTGGGATACGGTCGCCATGATGAGCGTTTAGAACAAGCATTTGATATAAGACAGGTTGCTTTCGTTGAACGCAATGGCGAAGAAAATGTTGTTGACTTTGCATTAAAGGTTGACAAATCGGTACAACTGTTGTAATATAAACTGTAACAAAGAAAAGGATCCACAATGTGGTATGTTGAAGCAATAATTAATTGGAACACTGGTGAAAAAGAACGCTACGAAGGACTAACACAGTTACAGTCTCGAGCTATTCACAGTGACTACAGTCTACGTGGTGTTCCAAGTGTTCGTTCTGGTCAAATGGAAAAAGGATACTTAAATGATTAGGCTTTCAATAGGTTTGTTTGGTGTTATAGCGTCCGGTGGTGTTGTTGACTCGGCTCCATTATGGTACATTCCTGCAATTGCTATCCCTTCATTGCTGTTGATGGTATGGCCTCTTGTGGATGGTACTATTTCAGATTAATTTTAAAAATTTCAGCCACACTTAAAGTGTGAGTAAATATGTTTGTGGTGCTGATTGGCAGGCCACAAACTATTTCTTTGCTGTACATAAGGAGGAAAAAATTATATGCAGATTGAACCTTTAAATGACCGTATTGTGGTCACTCTTGAACAAAGAGAAAAAACAACCGCAAGTGGCATTGTTATTCCAGACGGTGCTAAATCAAACACATCAAACTTAGCACAAGTGGTAGTGGCCGGACCTGGTCGTACTACAGACAATGGCGAGTTAATCAAAACTCGTGTAACTATTGGTGACCGGGTGTTGATCACACAAGGTGCAGGCCAAGTTGCTACAGTAGATGGTGAAGATATTACTATTATTCGCGAAGAAGAAATTCTTGCGATTGTAAACAAAGGAGAATAATGAATGTCTGCAAAAGATGTTAAATTTGGTGTTGACAGCCGTACACAATTAGTCAAAGGTGTTAACATATTAGCTGACGCAGTAAAAGTCACACTAGGTCCCAAAGGACGAAACGTTGTAATACAACGTGCATACGGGGCTCCGAATATCACTAAAGATGGTGTTAGTGTTGCAAGGGAAATACAACTTAAAGACAGTTTGGAAAACATGGGTGCTCAGATGGTTAAGGAAGTTGCCAATCGCACCAATGACACTGCCGGTGACGGTACAACAACTGCAACAGTACTAGCACAAGCAATTGTTCGTGAAGGTATGAAAGCTGTTGAAAGTGGTGTAAATCCAATGGATCTCAAACGTGGGATTGATGCCGCTACTACTGCCATTGCTAATGAACTTGCAAACGTAAGTGTACCATGTCAAAGTACAAAAGATATTGCACAAGTTGGAACTCTTAGTGCAAATAGTGATCGTAGTATCGGTGACATTATTGCAAGTGCAATGGAAAAAGTTGGAAACACTGGCGTTATTACAGTAGAAGATGGACAAGGATTGCAAAATGAACTTGATATGGTTGAGGGTATGCAATTTGATCGCGGATACTTGAGTCCTTACTTTATCAATGATGGTAATAAACAACGTGCAGTTTTAGAAAAACCACTGGTGTTGATTGTTAACAAAAAAATCTCTACTATTCGAGAACTATTGCCTACGTTAGAATTTGCAAACAAGCAAGGGCGTAGTTTGTTTATTATTGCAGAAGATATTGAAGGTGAAGCACTTGCTACACTAGTTGTGAATAACATGCGTAGTATTGTAAAAGTGTGTGCAGTTAAGGCACCAGGATTTGGTGATGTACGACAAGACATACTTCAAGATATTGCTATTCTCACAGGTGGTGAAGTGATCAGCGACGAGGTTGGTTCGAGCTTAGAGGACATTAGCGATCAAACGTTTGGAAGTGCAGATAGTGCTGAAATTACAAAAGACAATACTATTATTGTTGGTGGAGCTGGTAATACTGAAGCAATTCAAGATCGTGTAAACAGTATTGCTGAACAAGTTCTGTTACAAGAAGATGAGTATAACATTTCCAAACTTCAAGCCCGTGCCGCTAAACTAGCAGGTGGTGTTGCTGTAATTAAAGTTGGTGCTGCAACTGAAATGGAAATGAAAGAAAAGAAAGATCGAATTGATGATGCATTACATGCAACTCGAGCCGCAGTTGAAGAAGGTGTTGTACCAGGAGGTGGTGTTGCACTTATAAGAGCTCGAGAAATAGCTACAGACTCATTAGGCATAAACAGTGAACAAGTATTAGGTGTGAATATTGTGCGAACAGCATGCGAGGCACCATTACGTGCTATTGCTTTTAATGCAGGTGCAAGTCCGGATGTAGTTGTTAATAGTGTTGTAGAAGGAACTGGTAACTTTGGTTATAATGCACAATTGGATACATTTGGTGATTTGGTAGAACAAGGTGTTATTGATCCTACTAAAGTTACCCGTACTGCATTGTTAAGTGCTGGTAGTATTGCTAGTTTAATACTAACAACAGAATGTACATTAACCGATGAACCTGAGGATAATAACAATATGCCAGGTGGCATGCCTCAAATGCCAATGATGTAATTGATAAGTATTAGTACAGCAAGGGACTTAGGTCCCTTGCTTCGTATAAGGAAAAACAATGTCGGATCAAGAGCCTGAAAGATATTACGAATGGATGCTGTGGAAACTTAGACAAGTACGTGAACAAGAGGAACATGATGCTAATAACAAGTGATTATTTTGAACTAGGTAGAACTCCATCTGGACTACTTGATCAACTTGTTGCTATGCATGCTGAAACTGATTGGGCTAGTAACGAATTTGCTCGTAATAATAGTGATTTAGATTGTGCCACTATACGTGTTCCGTTTGGTGTGAGACAAGAACCATATCAAGAAGTAACTGAAACTATCCAAAAATACCTTGATGCATTTCAACCTATTAATGACTGGTTAAAAACACAATATACCGAGCATACGTTTGTCAAATGTGAAATGAATCATGTAGGACCCAAAAGTCAAATTGGAATACACAAGGATTTGTGTTGGTTTCATGAACACAGTCATCGAATACATATTCCAGTTGTAACCAATTTAAAATGTTTTTTTGTGGTTGGTGGTCGCAAATATCATTTTGAAGTTGGAAAGTTTTACGAAATAAACAATCGAAGTTTCCATCATGCCGAAAACAACGGAAATGCTGGCAGATTTCATTTGGTATTAGATGTTATACACAATGATCAATTAGAGCATGCTCGAGAAAACAATATAAACATCAGTATGCAAACTGTGCCAGTTGTTAATGTTGACAGTTACAACGATACAGGATTATATGCGTAATTTACAATACATAAATTTACCCAAAGTTCCTGACGTTGTTGTTGAACGATACTTAGCACAGTTAGACAGTGTTGAAGCCAAGTACACCAATGGTGGATATACATGGAGTGATAGTAATAACAAACTATTAAATAAATGG